ACTTGCAGATTAGAAACTTCACAATACAAACGATCCATGTATGTTTCCCAATCTACAAAGCCCACCTTCGGATCTACCACAGGGTTCTTATGGTCTACCTGCACATCCTTATCAACGAAAGCTTGTTTACAACTAGCGCATTCAAAGTGTTGTGCAAGCTTACCAGTCTTTACATTAAGCCGTCTACCTACAAGCGCCACCTTCTTCGCATCATACTTGGGAATCCACCCACGCATTGCTGCTCTTAAGGCAGAGGCAATGAAGCCTCTGAAGCGACCTTGTGTCCATTGTCCGTTGTTGTAACTTTCCCTCATGTGTTAAGTTCCGTCAACTTTCTCAGTTACCAATGATTGTAAATTGACACGCTGATCGTAATCATGCAGCAGGCTGTTCACAAAGTCAAGTGCTTCTTTCCTAGTGATGCAAACAAACTCAGAGTGGTCATCGTCTTCGTAGACATCAACAATGTAGCCAAAGTTCACAGGGCGAATAGATGCTTCCATTAGTGGCCCTCAACTTCAACAACAGTGAAAGTGATGTCAGTGAAGTCAAGGCGATCAAGAGCATATGCAACATGAGCTTTAACAGCATCAATCAAATCTTCTTTGCTAAGGTATTGGTCTCGCAAGTCGGCGCGTTCGCCATTCGCGGATAGCGAAAGGTTAATAGTAATCATTGTGTACCATCCTTATCAAACGCAAGTAGAAATAACATACAGCACATAGCGTGCGCAAGGTGGCTCATACCAGTCTCAGCATCCTTCTTCTCACCACCAGCATACGCTGCGAAGTGACGGAAGCCTGCGTCAATGTAACGTTGCCGTGCATTAGGAACCTTCTTCCAATTGTCAGGGGCATACTTCTTAGCACCATAGGTCAGCACATCAACAACCTCAGAGAATGCAGCGAATGGTACTAAGCTCCACTGTGGCTTGCCTGAATCAAACTTCACACCTGACAATGGTGGAGTATCATCGGGCAAGGTGTTATTGATTTGTTCAATATATTTAATACGTTCATCGCCACTCACTGTAAACCTCCTGTCGTTGGCGTGTCCTCGGTTAAGATGAAAGTTTTCTCAAAGTTTATTTGAGTAGGAATGACTGTCTCTTCCTCTGGCACACCCAAGGTAAGCTCACAATGGGCACGAACCTTCTCAGCCACATCACTATCAATCTCCATCAACGATGCTGTAGACGCAATCATCAGCGCAGCAGCCAGCAGCTTCTGAGCATCTTCTACAGAGATGGTTAGTGGGCCAATGGCAGTGAGCATCAGAGTGTATTCACCAGCCCAGTCATTGTCATTTTTAAGCGTTGGACGAAGAATGATGATGACATCGTTTGGTTTAAGTTCTTGTTCCATAATTATCCTGTAAAGTTTATGAAGCTTCCGGGTGGTAGCCACATCTGGTTTGGTTTACGCCGTAGCCACAACAGTCTAGCATTCTCTAGCACCCTTGTGGCGTTTCCGTTGTACGCATTCAAGCATACACAGTAAAGATTTTCCTCATAGGTTAAGTCGTCAGAGCGTGTATCTTCATCGACACCCTGCCTCAATAGCTTGTCAGCCTTGACTGGCCCTATACCTTTCAATCCCATGATGTTATCGGAAGTGTCACCTGTTAAGATTTGCTTATAGAAATTGTATAAGCCTTGCTCTTCAGTTATGTAGTATCCGATGTTCTTAATGAAATTGAAATGCCATCCTGCTATTTGATCAAAGTCTTTATCAACACTAACCATGATGCAATTGCCTTCACCATACGTAGTGGCATCCGTAGCAATAGCATCGTCAGCTTCGATACCTTCATACACAACAGCATCCCATGAATCAACCAAATGATTACGTAGTGCTTGATGATGCGCAGGCTTCGGTGCTGTGCGGTTGCCTTTGTATGGCGCAGTGATAGCAATCGACTCACGAAAGTTACCCTTCCCAGTTAGATAAAGTTTCCATTGATCAACGAAGCAGCCTTCGTATGTGCGATCAACTCCGCATGCAAGAATGGTGACAATGTAGTTGCTAAGGCGATGCTTAGCTACATCAACTGTCTCATCCTCACACGCGAAGGCGATGCGATATGCAAGCACATCAGCATCAATTAAAGCAATCATTACTCAGCAGGCACTGCTACAGGGTCAGCCTCAACAGGTGTCATCTGAGGCGCAGCTTGTTGCCGCATAAGAGCGACAACGGGTTCAGCAATCTTCAGAGGAAGTTCACCAAGTCCAGCCATGACAATGTTTGCTTGATCAACAGAGAGTTCAAAAGTTAGTTTCATATTAGTTTCCATATTAAAGTACATCCTCATCATCGGCACCCAAGGCACCACCGCCAACATATTCAACCAAGTCAGTGATGACTAGTTTAGCCAATGAGGGGCTAAGACCCTTCTTGTTTTTATATGTCCAAGGGTATGAACCAATCAAGGCTTTGCATTTACTTGCATTGCCAACAAGCTCAGTGATCTCATCACCATCTGTATCGTATGCCTTAATGGGCTTCTCAGATTTACAGGTGATGTAGTTGCCCATCTCAGGCTTCTTGTCAGCATCGCTACTAACGCTCAGTCCCATCTCTTCCAAAGCAGCAACAGCTGCATCAGACAAGTTACAGATGTTCACCTGATACTTGCCAGACATTTCGTTGATCTTATCAAGTTGTGCCCAATAGGCATCGCCCTTAATCTTCACACGTTTTACTTCACTCATATAAACTCCAATCAAAAAACAGTGGCGCTAACGAGGCCACCTATGCCGCTTCTTTGTTAGAAGAAGAATTCACATTATACATACTCTTCAGCAGGTTGTTCAGAAACATTTCCAACTAACAACTTATTAGCCTCAGCAATGTAGTAGCGGTAGTCTATGTTGCCGGTGAAGTCTTTGATGTTGTTGCAAGTCTTCACAGACCAGCCACTCTCAACAGACATGCGCCTATCCTCTTCGCCCTCTGCTAATGGAGGCATCACCTTTGTCAACACGCCGCCATCCTTGCATACGTAATAGCGACATACATTCTGCTGCTGTATCTCACTACCATCAGCCATCGTAAGCGTTAGCTTGCTACTACGAGGCACCTTAGTACGCAGCATAAAGTCATAGATGTTGGAATGACCACGAATGAAAGTGTCAACATCAACATCATACAACATCTTTGCCTCAACTGCTCGTTGGATAACTAAGCTACCTTGGTTCTGATGCCAGCCAAGCCCTTCATATTGGTAAGCGCCCTTACGTTTAGTCTTCCCATTTGTGTACACAGCAATGTAGTTGTTCACGTCACGAATAATCATCTTTGAGTATTCAGCAAACTCAAGCTGTAACTTAACCTGCTGCTGCCATGCTGTACAGATGGCATCATACTCACTACGCTTCTTCCTTGGAACCAACGCAGTCACACCGTCTGTATTAACTTGTATAAGTATCAAGCCTTCAACGTCAAGTAGCTTCTCAGCAAGTAGACACAGAGACAGCTGACCATTAATCGTAATGGACATTGTATATTGCGGATCATAGAACGGGCTAAACTTATTGTTGCTATCACCATATACACCATTCAAAGCAAGCTTCAGCATGGCGTTCTCAGCCGTGTCCTTGGCATAACTCTTACGCTGGTTGTACACATCTTCATAAATGGTACAGAACTTATCAGACAAGTGATGAGGAAACACCTTATTCGATATGGCAATGTTGGGATACATTGAAGCAACATCAGCATCTACCAGTTCATAATAGTTGTCGCTCTCAACAACACTTGATGTGATAGACCCGTGAATGCCACCAGTGCCAAAATCAAAACGAAAGTTATCAACAACGACATTCAAGGTGGGTGCAACATTCCACTTAGCCCAATGTGAATAGGTAGGTTGACCTTTCTTCTTAGCCTTCAACTCCACCTTATCAACCCAGCCTAGCGGATGCTCAAGTTTAAAGGCAGCAACATCTTCTTCTGTTGGTTCTTCTTTAAACTTCTTCTTCATCACAACCATCTCAGAATACTTAGCCACTTCACCAAGAGTGTGTTCCTCAATGCCAGAGAATACACCTTTAGTTTCAGTGATGCTTTGCTTACTAAACCAATCCAACACAGCCTGAAACTCAGGGCGCTTGAAGTCGTAGTAGTTGAACAAGCATTCGCTAATGTTAATGTGATCCCGCTTAGTCTGATTAAGTACACGTTTACCGCTCATGTCTTCTTTGTAGCAAGACTCAGGCATAGCCTTCTCAAGTTCCATGATGAAGTAGTCTTTGCCAATCTTCGTGTCGTTGTGATTAAGAAAGTTACGCTTGTACTTCTTAGTCAGTTCTTCACGAAAGTTAACAGCAGCTAAGCTTTCTTTATAAAAGCGAAGGGTTGCATCAACGTCATGTCTGTTGTAAGAAAGCAACACATCCATCTCATCATCAGCCAGCGTAGCACCAACAGGGAATGGCAAGTCTTCGATGGTGTCAAGCTTCATATTAAACTCAAGCAACTTCAGCGAGGTTGCCCTAGCCTTGTTGTCAAAGTGATGAATCTTAAACAGGTCAATCTGCCGTACATATTCTTTGCTGACAGGAATGGTTTTGCTAAAGCCATCTTGTTGCTTGATCTGCTCCTGTGCCAGACGATATGCCTTGTCAGCAATGGCCCCACCTGACGCCTTAACTACACGGCTACGAAGGTCAAGTAAGCTGTGAAGAATTGGATAGTCAAAGCCAATGTTGTTGAAGCCCACCATCTTGCTCTTACGTTTCTTCAAGCTGTCAAGAAAGGAGAACATTTCAACGACCTCGTTCTTGCGTGTAGACATTTCAAACACAACAGAGTCCTGCTCATCTTCACTAAGGGCAGTAAAGGTAAAGCAGTTTGGATAAGTTTCCAAATCATAAATCCAATTAGCCACCAGCATTCTCCCTTTCACCAGCAAGATAGGCTACAACATCCTTGTCGCTAAGCTTGACATAGCGAGTGTTCAGTGTTTCAAAATCACCAGTGTCTTCAATGGATATGACAATGCTTGTACGTACAATGTCATTACCCAGCTTAGGATGATTGAGAGCATTCACTGACGCAACAATGACATCAGAAACATTATGGAAGTTTGCATAGCCTATGTAATGCACAATTGGTTTGTCAATCAATGCTTTGTGTTGTACTCCAACATTCTGTTTAACCAGAGCAGCCTTCCACTTAGCAATGAAAGCTTCAGCCATTTGGTTAGAATCCATCAAGCCTCCGTTGAATGGTAATGTCGTTTAATGACCAGCGCATCTTGTCACATTTCTTTTTAACAATATCAAAGATGTGATCAAAAGATACAGCAGGGAAAGCACTTAAGCATTGGACATGCTTTATATAAACATCATAAGATCTCATAACACATCGTCTCCTTGAAAGACATCTTCAGTTTCAAACATCCTGCCTGTAACTTTGTTGTAAAGCAAAGCACAAGCTGGCCCGGTGACACCACTATACCTGTTCTTTAAAACCCTAACGCGAGTAGTGTTTCTCTTCAGTACATCTTCATGCTGACCATTACGCTCAAGACCAATCACCATATCGCTAAGCTGTGCAATGGAAGCACTGCCTCGCAGCTGGGACAGGCTAGTTGCTGCACCTTCTTCGTGCCCCTTATCGCTTGGTCGTTTCAGGTGGCTGACAATGATGAGAGCAATGTTTGTTTCTTGCACAAGCATACGCAGCTTAGTCATAATCTCATCAATTGCTTTACGCTCATCGCTGTTGTCTTGTGCAGATACGATGATGCTAAGGTGGTCTAGAAAAACATACTTACAACCAAGCCCCTTCGCCATGTAGCGCACACGATTCAGGATGTTGTCAACGCTAGTCGATCCAAAATGGTCAAATAGAAACACACGACCTGTACCAAGGGTAGCATCATAAGCTGCTCTTCGTTCTGTCTCGCTGATAGGTGGAGAATCAGGCAAGTGCAATGGACTATTAACTGCCAAGCTCATCAACGACAGGCCAGTCTTCTTAATCCCCTCTTCTAAGAACAACAGACCAATGTTATCTTGTGTATTCTGCAAGATGTGCCAAGCCATTTCACGTAGCACTTGGCTCTTGCCTAAGCCACTACCAGCAGTGATGGTGACAAGCTCACCCCAACGTACACCACTGGTCATTTCATTTAAACCTGCCCAAGGATAGAAGCAGTTGGCAGGTGCCATAGGCTTAGACATCTCTTCCCACAATGTGTTGCCACATACAATGCCATCTGGCACGTAAGCCTCAGCAGCCCACCAGCGCTGTACAAACAGAGCATCCTTGCTGTCACTGAGCCAGTCACAGGGGTCTTTGTATTCCGGCAAAGGCTTGAACACCTTAGCCTTACCACCAAAGAGTTCTGCCACCTCTGCCGCTGCCTTCATCCCCGGCTCATCACCATCAAAGCAAATGATGATGTTGTCAAAGCTATTGATATATTCATACTGTGCCTTGCAATCTTTCAAGGCAGAAGCAGCACCGTTACGAATGGATACAGCAGGGTATTTAGAACCTGTCAATTGGTACACAGCTAGTGCATCAAACTCACCTTCAGTGATGGTTAAGTATTTACCACCGCTTGGAAACAAATGTTGTCCAAACAATGTACCTTCTGTCCAGCCACCGACAGTGCCAAAGGTTTTCTCAGCAACGCCTCGCACCTTAGCAGCTACCAGCTTATTGTCTTTGCTGTAATAGGGGAACAGATAGCTGTCACCACCATCAGCCAGCTTCTTCTTATCGAGGTGATGCTTTGTACGTACAACACCATAGCGTTCTGTTGTTGCCTTAGTGATGCGTCTATCCGACACAGACACACTGTTGCCGTTGTTGTAGACGGCAGTAAAGCTATCATCGGTTGGTTCAACTTGTTTAGTCATCAATATCTCATAAGGTTCGTCAGAGGAAGTGTGCTTTGCACATACGAAACAGTAGGTGGAGCCGTCTTCATTTAAGCTGGCCCCATCTCTACTGCCGCAATGCTCACACGGGATATGTGTGCGTATGAATGTCATGTGTGCAGCACGCTCATTAATAAGTTAATGCTATGGATCACTCGTTGCTGTTCTTCAGCATTGAGTTGTTGCCATGTACGGGTTGGCCCACCCCACTTAGTGCAGATGGCAGCGTAGTATTTCTCTACATCACTCATTTATTTAATCCTTGTAGGTAGGTTGAAAAGCGTTTGTTAGCGATGAGGGCTTCTTCACTACGCAATGACAAACCTCTGATGGTTCCGGGGCTTAGCCCCTTCTTACGCTTGTCATTAATCACTTGCGTCTGCGTCATGCCCTTAGACAGTATAGATGATTTCCTACTCTTAAACGCAGGGTCTGTTGCAAAAATGCTGCTGGTTCTGTTAATGTTCCAAAGGAATGGTGAAGCGATCATGGGAAGAATGCAGACATGGTTGTGGGAGCAATGGTGCGAAGTTGTGCAAGCACTTGTTCAGCGATGATACGATGTTCTTTCTGTGTAGAAATGTCAGTGCGTACTTGACAATAGGTTACCCAGCTTCGCAAGGTACCTGTGACATACAGGCGAGATGGGGTAAGCCCTTCAGGAAGCAAAGCTCTAGCCTGTTCTTTAGCAATGCCCCACTTCAAAGCTTTGTCATACATTCGTTTAGCATCAGCACTAACAATTTGTTGCATGCGTTCCCAATTGGCAGCAAGTTCTGTGTCATCAGTGGCAAAACTATTCTGCCGATTCTTATGATCTTGCACACGGCACTCACGCATAACGAAGTCGCCTAAGACTGATACGTCTGAATAGCGCTGGCTGAACTCGGAGAAGCTAAAGCTGCGATGACGAATGATTTGGCGACCAATGTCACGGGTGGTGTTAATCTCCATGCAAGCACTAGCCATTTCAAATACAGACCAATGTGCGTTCTCTGCACAATACTTCAGCAGCTTTGCCACATCAGGATTATTTTGATTGTCGGGGTTACTCACACGGGCAACGTAGCCTATGTGTTTATCGGCATCTGGTGTTGCCCAGATAAGTTTTGCTGTCATTTAACTTCTCCTCCATAGTATTTAATTAACAATTTAAAAGCATCAATGCGCTTTGATATTTCGGCAAGGTCTTCTTCTCGATCAAGAGAGAACACTCTACCTTCTGTGTGTACGTAGACCTTATACCAGTCGGTGCATAAACTTTCTAGGTCTTCGATAAGTACAGCAGCAACGATTGGCTGCATTGCATCCCAATTGATGGGTAGACTATATGTGTTCATGTATTACCCCTTGCTCGGATGGCGGCAGCGCATTGAACGCCAGATTCCACGCTTACTTCTGACTTTGTAGCGTCCTTCCACCATGCCACATTCTTGCTCCATACATTGCTTTCACACACTTTTGCACAAGCCGCACGTTCATCAGCACGGATGAGGTTTGCAAACTTTTGTAATACATCTGCGTATATTCCTGTCCGATTTGATGTGTTTATTAGTTGGCACTCTATTGCCATACGCATTACTTTATCGTTCATTTCATCACCTCGGCTGATTTAAGTTTGCCTGTCTCACCGTCGAAGTTGAGTTTGATATTGGCGCTGTCTGAGTCACACCTGACGAGACACCCTTCAAATGCCTTGTAGTTCCAAACAGTATCAGGCTTCGGCTTCGACTCTGGCTTGATGCGGTAACCAACGCCCTCATGCCATTGTGGTGTTTTCATGTGTTCTCCTTTATGCCATGGGCGGCTTCGACATAATTCACGATTGCATCCCGCCAACGCAGGTCTTTATTCGCTCGCATAGCAAGGTCAGACTTAGCGTAAATTTCCTCACGCTGCTCTGGTGTCAGTGGCTGCTGCACAGGTGCTGCGGGTGGGGTGGGCGCTTTGGTCAGCACGGCTCTCCACATGTTTTCGGCCAAATCCCAACTTGACCGTTCGTTGTCGGGGTCTTCAAGGGCATCAGCCATTGCCGATGTCATATCATTTGTAAGCGTGACGGGGACCGAAATCCATCCACCCTGCACAGGTGCTGGCTGTGCTGCCTGACCAAAACAAGCCAAGCCAGTTTGTACGCATACGCCTGTTTCTTTGCAGTCGGGTGCTGGCTGTGCTGCGGGTGGGGCGGTGTAATAGGCCACCGCTTCAAGCCCCATATCGCGGGCCTCTTCGGGATAAATGTCAGGCTCCTGCGCTGGCTGTGCCAAGGCTTGCTCAATGGCGGTAATGGCTTTTATTGCGTTGCAGTTTTCAGAGTGCTGAGCGTAAGACAACTCATCACAACAAGCTCTGCGACCAATATCATCTTGCTCGTGTTCGTACTTTGTAGCGTCTGCAAAATCCTCTAACGCCATCCGCGCCAGTTTCAATGCTTCTTTCATGTGTTCTCCTTGGGTGCTGCGGGTGGGGTGGTGTAAAGGGGCGTCCAACCGTAAAGTTTTGCCTGTGCTTCTGTAAATTCCGTAAGGTTTACAAAGTTTCTCGCTTGAGTCATCCACGCAACAGGCTTCTGCGCTGGCTGTGCTACGTCCATTGCTTTCAGTTCTTCTGCTAACCCGGGTATCTGTGCAATCAAGCCAACAAACAATGGCTTTTGCTGCACAGGTGCTGGCTGTGCTGCGGGTGGGGTGGTGTTGCAAGTTTCTTCTAGCCATTCAGACACAAAGTCCGAGTGATATGTGTCCATGTCTTGCCCCAAAAGATCAATGTATTGACCCTCTACTGTGTCGTGATGACCAGACTTGTAGCCCAAGTTATATAGATGCACCATAAAAGCATCCGCCACAGGCTCCTGCACAGGTGCTGCAAGGGCTTGATTGATAGCGGTGATGGCTTCACGGGCTTCATCGTACTCAGGCTTGCCGTTGTCCCAATACAGCAAGTTGTCCAACGCCTCCAGCGCCAGCTTCAATGCTTCGTCTCTCATGTGTTCTTCTCCTTGAGCCAACTATAAAACCCCCACAAAACACTATCTGCATTTGCTTTATCTGTAATCAAAATTGAGTTTTGATCTTTGTCATCAAGCAAGCTCAAATACTCTTGGAACAACTCATACAATTCTTCAGTGTTCATGTGTTCTTCTCCTTGAGTTTGGCTTCAATACCGAATGCAAAGCCGATATAACGAGGCAAACTTGCCCGCCAAACTGTCCATTCATGTTTCACTTCTTCATCTGTCAGCCCTACCCACGGGCGTTGTGCTGCACGATCTTTCTCAATCGCACGCGCCACAATCATTGCCTGCAACTCGGGCGAACCGTATTGCGAGGGTGCTGGCTGTGCTGCGGGTAACTGTACTGGCTGGCATATCTGGCAAGGCTTACCCTCCCATTCAATGCTTTCACAAGCATGGCACACAGGTGCTGGCTGTGCTACGGGTGGCTGCTCCGCAAAGCGCCCGAAGTCATCCAGCGGCACTTCGCCTGAAATCTCAGGCTCTCCACACCGGGTAACCTCGACGTTCGATTCATACAGATCACCGGCGCCGGAGCTAAACTTATCAAGCGCTTCCTGTTCGGTTTCGGCATCCACAAACCATGTTTGTGTGCCCTCTGCGTTTTCGACTGAGGTATCAATTAAAAAGCGTTTCAATGCTCCGTCTTTTGTGCGTTTCATGTGTTCTCCTTAAGACTTTCAACATAAGCAAGCAGCCTCTCAAATATTTCTGGCAGTAGCGCCACCACCTTATTATCTGGATGGCGCACAGCTAGCCACACTTGGTAGCCATCTGTGCTGGCATAGACGCCATCACCTAAGTAGGTATCAGTTTCTTGATTCATGATTTTTCTCATTAGTTGGAAATAGATTACGCAAAGCCTTAGCAGCCTCTTCAAGCAGGTCAGCTATACGATCAGCAGCACCCTCTTGCACGCTCTTCCTGCTGACGATCTGACGCCGGATGCTTGCTCGTGTTTCAAGGCGGTATATTAAGTTGTCTATGTCAGTTGGTTTCATACCAATGCTCCTGTAAAAGTAAAACTATCTCTCATATCCTGTGCCACTGTTGCACTCTTCAACGTATTCTTCATGTACGGTACAAGGCTCTGCGGTGTAGCATGCCCTGACATAGCCATGATGTTTGACAAGGGCACACCAGCATCAATCATCTCAGTGACAGCAGTGCGGCGCATGTCCATAAGCTGTAACTCATTAGGCAACTTAGCCTCAATCATAATTTGCTTAGCTGCCCTGCCCAAGCCATGCAGTGTATATGGTTTCAGGCCACCTTGTCCATCTTCAAATGATGTTGGTGCAATAAATTGTTGCCAACCATACTCAGCCTTCTGCTGCTCTAGCATCTCACGCAAGCCAGCAGGTGTTGGTATAGACACCCTTGCCCTACGCTTGCTCTGTTCTAACGATAACACACCAGTATCGCTGTTGTATTGGCTCCACTTCAGGTTACGCATGTCACCAAGACGCTGTGCATATCCGTAGGCCATGTAAGCAATTAGACCCACTGATCGTGCCTCAAAGCGGCTGAACGCTACGTCCATGAACGCTTTCAAATGATCCTTATCCCACACTATACGGCGTGGTGTTTCTTTACGGCGCAACACCTTCGCAAATGGATTGAAGGTGATGTAGCCAAGTCTAATGGCAAAGTTAAACAAGAGTTTATAAACAGATACTGAATGATTGGCAAATGAAACACTGTTCTCTGCGTGCTTGTCATAAATGCGCTGACAAATTGGTGCAGATAGGTTGTCCATCTTGGTGTAGAGTAGGGCTGTACCACCAGCAGTTGTTGTGTACCAATGTTCCAGATAGTAGAGATAGTCTTTGGCACTCTTGGCTGATAGCTTGGCAAAGGATGGTGTAGCTTTGTATGCTTTGATAAGATCAACAACTCGTGCATCCCCTGTCAAGGTGGCAAGGTAGCGTTGCTCTTTGCGCCAGTGGTCTAGGGTTGTGTTGTAGCCCTGTGCCACAAGCGTTGCTTCTGCTGAGTCAAGGGGTAGCAGGCACCTCAGCACTACACCAGCCTTCACGGCCTCAGCAGGTGGGTTGTAGCGCCAATGTGTAGCACCATGCTTGACTACAGCTTGTACGTAACGGGGTAGGTTCATATAAATATTAAGACTAACAATGCTATGGTGTACCAAAACATTGTTAAGACTTCCTCAATTGTGTAATGCATTTAAGTGTAATGGGAGAGGCGTTAAGCTGCGTACTCTTCTATGATGTCCCAGAGTTGGCTGTTGATTCGAACATGTTCTTTGATTGAACTAATGTTACGTGCTTTACGCATGATGCCATGAGGGTGACGTTCATTCAAGCTCTTAACCATTGCGTTCCCACGTACTACACCTTCTTGAATACGGTTAAACACAGTGAACGCATCCATACCTTTGTCTTCGTTGCGGTGAATCTTTAACACATTACCAACAGTTGTTTCTGTAGCATAAACACCCTTGGTTTGTTGGTTGTAAAAGTCCCAACGAGTGGCAACACTGCGTTCGGCAACGTCAAAGGCATCATCAATTGACAATGTAATACCACGCAAACGATCAATACGCTGCATCAATGATGGGATTGTCTTAACGGTGCCACGCAGCACCTCTTCAAAGCCTGTCAGTGCCTTGCTGTGATAGACACGGCTGCTGAACCCTTCACCGGCAACAATGCCATTGCTACAGATGAAACGGAAGCAACCGGCAAACAATTTAACTGCACCAGTGCCATCATGGCTGTTGTATAGAATGATTTCAGGGCGAATGGTGTCTGTGTTATCAAACAATTCATTTGGTTTAGCAAACGCAATCATGTGTGCCGCATGGGTAGCAGCACCAGCAACACGGCTACGCTTCTGTGCAGCCTGTACAGGTGCATAACCGTAATCAGCTAACACAGGAAGCATGTCGGCAGTGTTGAGTGAAACATAACGATCTGTTAGTCGATCAGCTTTGCTATTACTGAATGCTGCTGGTGCCAGAATAGTTAGTTGTTGAAGGGACAATGCTGTGTGATTTGCATTGCGTGAATAAATAACATGTTTAGACATTTCAGTTTCCTATTAGGAGTTAAGTAGACGATAGAGATTGTAGCACACTTGCTATTTGTTGACTAAAGCGTAGGGTCTTTCAAGGGTGTTACAGGAGTTGAAGCACCAAAGTGGATGACGCTCATACTTGTTAGCTCGCGACACACGCTATACATGCCATCAACATGGTCAAAGTAGTAGCCAATGCTATCGAACTCAAAGTAGCTGTCGCGTGGCAGGTTGTACAGAAGCGTTGTAGGTTGGCGTTCAAAGTCTGAAAGATCATGTTCATTTAACATATAAAATCCTATCGTTTTTTAAGTTGAGCCACAGCGTGTGCCTTACCAGCAGCTACGCCATTTGTGTAGTCATCAGCATCAGCACCCACCCACCATCCAGCCATGCTTTGCTGCCCACGGTAGCCGTCTGTGAAACCTAGTTGATATGCGGTCATGTTACATCCTTGAAATATTCTGATAGAAATAAACCATATGTTGCCACTTGCATTTGATCGCGCCCACCTTTTTCATCCATAAATATACCTGTGCAGTTTGGATTATGAATTAATATATCTTCAGCTATTGCTGTTAATATAGGATTTACAATAATATAATTCTTTTTTGTACGTATAATTGCATTGCATAGATATGTACTGGTTGAAAAGGGTAAAGCATTATCAACGTGGAAGTTTTCATTAACTGCTTTGAATATAATCTCAGACTTATTCATTTAATATCCTTATAAAATATATGTTTACCAATTGTTGTTGTCTTCGTCATGTGCTTAGCCCAACCCGGCTTCACATGACAAGCATGGTAGTGGGTAGCACCACCTGTAGCGTCCTGCACCACACCAGCTAGGGCTTGGTATGCTGCAACCAATACAGGCTCTACATCCCCTGTCATAGGCTTGCTACGACCCTTCGCTGAGTTTGCCCAAGAGAATTGCTTATGAGCATAGACAACTGAGCAAATTGTTTTGCCCTGTGCCCTATTAATTGTCACCTGTGCCACAGCCAGCATACCTGCCTTGCCTTCGCCTCTGGCCTCATGGTAGACATTGGCAACCATGCAACGAAATGCACTAGCACTTATTGCAGGTAGGCCATGATCTGCCACGGGCTGTGCCACTAGAGCAACGGCAAGTAATGCAGCCTTATACATTAATACGTTACAGCGCGTTGACGTTCAGCAGAAATGCTCACAATTGTGTTGCGGTTAATGCTTCGATAACCTTGTGCTTGCATGTCATAGACAACAATATATTTGGACAGGTCAGTGGTGCATTTGCCACCCTTCAGTGCCTTAGTAACACCTGTACGGCAATTCATGATTTTCAGATGTCCTGCTTTGGTGATGAATGAAATTGTGACAAAGCGCCCGGCTGAAGCGTCAACGAGTGAAGCAAAAGCATTAGAAATGGTTTTCATATTTGTTTCCTTTAATGGCTTGGGAATGTTCCCCTAATGCACCCACTTGAGTAGATGCATTAAGAAGCATTACCTTAGTGTCAGCAACCTGTCTAGCATGGCATCACGCTCACAGAACAGCTTGGTGACATAGTCATTCATCACTACAAAGTCGCCTTGCAGCTTGAGGGTTTCATCTATGTCCACAATGGCTGTTCGGCACTGTGCCACTGTGTAACGCTTAGCTTTAGTGGCGTAGAGTTTGGACATGTCGGTGTATGTTTGCATATGTTTCCTTATTAGAAAAAACGCTAGTGTAGTTTAATTTGTATAGTTGAGTGGTTTGTAAGGTCAATACTCGTAATGAGCATATGTTCTGATCCTACTGTCGCGGTTGGTGTGCTTCTCTTTGAACATAACAACGCACCCTTGCTGCTTGAGCGCCTCAACTGTAACGTGTAAGTCGCAGTCTTCCTCAAGGTACACATTGTCACCATACTGGTAGCTATACTCGCTAATCTTATGTGCCAC